CGTGAAGTCTTCGCGCTCATACCCACGGCGGCGCAAGATCGCGGACCAGTCATGATTGAACTTGACGTGCCAGATAGCCTTATCGACGCCGTATTCCTTCAGCGTCTTTTCGCTGTAGTCGATCAGATCGCGGCCGATCGTGGTCCCGTTGCGATAATCCTTGTGCAGGAAAATCATGTCGTTGGACGCGACCAGCGCGCCGGCGTAGTGGATGTGAGCATCCAAGAACCACGTGGAGTAACCGATGAGGTTTCCATCGTCGCGCGCCGTGAAGCCCAAGAGCTTGTGATCGCGCTCCAGTTGCTCATAGCGCGGCCAGTCGGGATCGAGCTTCATCACGTGCTTGTGGAGCGTGATTTCGTCGTAGTGGAGCTGCGCAAGCGGCATGATGTCCGCGTGCACCTGCGCGACCGATTCAGTAGCGAACGTGATCGTCATATTTAGCCACCCTGCCCGCCGGCGACGCCGTTAATGTTTCCGTACAGCGCCTTACGCTGGTAGTCGGTCATGCCGTCTGAAGCAACCGGAGCCTTCGGAGGCGCTGCCGGGGTGGGATTTCCAGCGGCCGCCACGCTGTCACTAAAATTTAGCGTGGCCCCCAGGTTCAATTGGCCGACCGCGCTCGATACCGCCATACCATCGCGAAGCATCTTCATCTGCTGGTCAACGGCCGCCTGTTTCGCCGCTGCGTTCATGTCCTTGTTGGTCATGATCGTGCTGACGTTGCCGACGATCGTCTTGTAGATGTCGGCGGCCGACTGCGACGACTGCATATCCTTCTGGTACTGCGCCTGAATCTCCGCGAGCTGCGTCTTCGTGTTGCCGTCCATCGCTTGGAGCGCGAGTTTCGTTTGCGAGTCTTGCCCTTGCAGGTAGCTCTTGAGGTCCGCGTCCATCTGCGCGAGCGCCGCATTGTTCTGCGCCGTGGCGTTGAACTGGCTGTTCTGCTGGCTCTGCTGCGCGTTGAACTGGCTGTTCTGCTGTTGCTGCTGGGAGTTGAACTGACTGTTGCTGTTCGCGGCCGCCGCGTTGCCCTTCGACACGTCCGTTTCCAGCGCGGCGTTCGTCTTCGAAACGTCCGTCTGGTTGTTCGCGTTCTGGAGCGCTGCCGTGTTCGCCGCGCCCGCGCCGAACTGCGAAGCGGCGTTCGTCGCACCTTGATTCGCGAGGCCCGTTTGCTGCTCGAAGCCCGCGTTCGTCTTCGACGCGTCGTTTTGATAACCAAGGTTCGTCTTGGTCATGTCCTGCTGATTCGATGCGTTGTACTGCGAATTCTGATTCGTCGCGTCCATGTTGTGCGTCGAATTGTTGAAATTCGTCGTCGCATCCTGCTGCGCGATCGGCAAGGCCGTGCTGTAGACCGAAGAGTCCGCGGCCGTTTGCGCCATCGAGCTGTTCACCAGTCCACGGCTGTTTGCCTGCTGGAGCGCGTTCGCCCGCGCCTGCTGCATCAAGGGCGAATTGTCGTCAATCAGGTCCTTCAGTTGACCGGCGACAGTCTGCTTGCCGTCGATCGTGTTCGTTGCGAGGTCCGCCTTTGCGGCGGTGCCCGTGGTCGCCTGCATGTTCGCGGCTTGCGCCTGCGCGGCCGTGTAGCCCTGCGAACCGGCGTTCGCGGCCGTGGCCGTCGAAGCGTTCGCGTTGGTCGTGGTCGCCGGTGCGGCCCCGGCCGCCGTGGCCGCGTTGGCCGCCGTGACGTTCGGCGTCGTGGACGCGCCCGTTGCGTCGTTAATCAGTCCGGCCATTTAATTACCCCTGTATCGAAGAGCGTTTTTTCTACGGCGCGGCGCCGCCGCAGCCCTCTTTCCACGTTGCTGCCGGGACTAATCCACTTCAGAAATTCGAGCGAGGCGCCCGACTTGCTGCCGCCATTCAGCAAGCGCAGAAGCGTCGAAGGCTTGCCACTCTTGAGCCGGATAATCCCGTCGCGCGACGCGCTACCGGGTCCGACGTTGTAGAGGATCGACGCGAGCGCGGCCTTCTCCCACGGCGTAAGCGGGACGGTCACGTACTTGTCCACCATCGCCCCGAACTTCTCCGCTTCCGCGTCAAAGCGTTTCTGCGCGATGTCGAGTGTCCAAACCGTGTTCGGCCCGATGTCGGCGCCCGTGCAGCCGTAACCGCACGTCCAAGGCGCCCCGCCCGTCTTCGGGTCGGGGTACGCCTTCAACTTGAGGTCTTCGAACGGCTTCACCAGAGGGTCGAAGTAGTCCCGCCAGCTCATGTCAGGCTCCCGAGATCGAGGCTTGCTTGATAACCCGCGCGATCGAGACGCCCACGGCGCACACAATCGAGAGGATCGAGAAGGTATGAGCCGGGACGATTGCCTGAATCAGCGGCAGATTCGTTTGCACTTCCGAGAGCACACCCGACACGGCCGCGAGCGCGCCGAGGCGCGACGACCACGAGTTGAGCAGGACATTCGATGCGTTATCGATCAGCATGGGTTTCTCCAATGAAAAAGGGCCCCGAAGGGCCCTTGATGGTTGCTGCGGCGCTGCTTACTTATCGCCAAGCGCGGCGTCATCCGCCTGCTTGTTCTTCGCGGCTTCTGCCGCAGCTTCCTGCTGGGTCCATTGCTTCATGCACTCTTCGATCAGCGCGCCGCTCATTTTGTACGGCAGCTCAGCGAGCGCGTTGAGGATGATGTCCATACCCTGCTTCGGAAGTTTCAGCTCGTAAATCATGGTGATTCTCCAGTTATGTTTTAGGTTTGCGGCCGGGTTCTCCCAGCCCGTACATCAGACCGGTGCTACCGGCCATTCGATTACATCCGGGAAGCCCGGTTGTTGGGGCACGTCGCGCAGCGCCTGCCGGTACTGGCGCGCCGCTGTGACCTTCGCAGCGTCGCCTGCATCCTCTGCCTTGTAGACCGCTGCATCGGCGTCGAGCAGCAGACCGTCGCGCTTGTCGCGCGCATGGAACGCCTTGACCGATTGCCGCACTTCCACCATGTGCTCATACCACCACGACAGCAATTGCTCTGGCGAGGGTTCGGGCTGCGGCAACTTCCAGTTGGAGATGAATGCCTCTCCCACCTGATTGCCGCCCGTGTCGAGCTGGTGCCCGGTGAGGTAGTGCGTACCGTTCAACGTGCCGGGGTAGAACTTTTGCAGCAGATAGAACAGCTCTTCGTTGCTCATTACTGATTCCTCAAAATGACGCCACGCAGATAGTTATTGCCGCTTGTCCAGTTACCGCCCGAAGTCGTTCGCCAGCCGACCATCACCCACGGGGCTGGAATATCGAGCGTCGAGACACCCGTGATCGGCCCCCACTCTGCAATGCCCGTAGTCCATTGGCACGTCGCGCCGTTGTTCGCCTTGCTACCCGGATCGAAGTTCGTATCGGACCAGATGAGCCCCTGATTGAAGCCATCCACCCACATGCGAACCCGCCCTTCCCAATTGAAGGTCAGGTTGTTCGGCGTGTCCGACAGCGCGTAGCCCCGGTTGCCGTTGTTGTTGCGAATCGGCACTTTGCTGTTCGGGTCGAAGTTGCCGTTGTCCCATGGCGTGAGCCCCGCCCAAGTCGGACGGGCGCGCGGAAAGTTAACGGTTCCGCCGTCCTGAATCAACAGGTTGAATGCGTTGCCCGCCTGATTGATGAAACCCACCTGCCCGCTGACATCGGCGCGTGCGTATGCCTGATAGCCAGGGGTCTGAAACGTGAGCAGGCCGCCGCTCGTGATAGTCACATTGGGCGCGGTGATCGTTCCCACGAACGCAGCGCCCGAGAGCCGCGCCGGGTCCGGCAGATTGCCGGTATCCCACGGCGTGAGCCCCGCCCATGTCGGCCGAGCACGCGGCAACGAGAGTTGCCCGTTATCGAACAGCGCCATGTTCAGCGCATTGTTTGCGCCGTTGACCCACTCCATGGACGAATTCGACAGGTTCGACCGCATGCGCGGCGTGTAGGCGCCGGACCTGAAAATCAGAGGCTGGCTAAACACTGCATCGGCCGAATCAAGCGTAACCACGCCGTCAAAGGTCGCCGTGTTGTTAAACAAAACCGCGCCTGTAAAGGTGCCGCCCGTGGTCTGGATCGGGTTCGGTAGGTTCGCGTTGTCCCATGGCGTCGCGCCATTGAACGCCGGCCGCACGTTGAAGTTACCCACGCCCGCCGCGTTGAAGTACATCAGCGCGATGTTTGTCGAGTAGTCGCCGGCCGCTGCCGTGTTCTTCATCAAGCCGAAAATGTTGGCCGATGAGTAGAACCGAAAGCGCCCGTTCGGAAGCGTCTGCGTGTTGTCCGCGAATTCAACCGTGGGAAACGCGGAGGTGACGCCGAGCTGCGCGCCGAACGACGCGACCCCGCCCACGTTCAGCGTCAGGCTCGCATCGATTGAAGTGAACTTGCCAGTGGCGCGCGTGGTGTTGCCGATCGGCGCCGCATCGAGCGACGCTGCCACGATGCCGCCGGAGAACGTCGCTTTGCCGGTCGGACGGTCGAAGCGCAGAACCGTGTTGAGCAGCGCGCCCGCGTCCGTGAACGTCTGAAGCACGACATCGGAGCCGCTATTGCTGCCGGTCTCTGTCGAGCTGACGAACAGCGATGCACGCTTCACGCCGTTCGACATGAAGTGAATCGCGCGGTTCGTGGTAGGCGAGCCGTCGCGCGTGATGTCACCGCTCGCGAGTAGCGACGTGAAGTAACCAGCGGCCTTCGTGATGCTGCCGATAACCGCGTTATCGATCAGGCCGCCGACGATGATCGGGGTATTCCACTGCCCGCCGACAAAGCCTTTCTGCCCCGAACCCAGCGGGTCCGGGAGCAGCGCAAAGCCCGACATGACCGCATCGAGTTCCGCGCGCATCGGCGCCGAAGCGCCTTGCGAGTTGGTCCCCGGATAGGTCGTGTGACTGTAGTAACCGTTGGCCATGTTCTTACCTCAATTGGCGGCGCAGGGTGTAATGAATAATCACGCTCGATACCGTGAACGGCTGGATATAGTCCGCTTGCGAAACCAGCTTCAGGCCGATGTTTTCGCCGGTGCCGTCCAAGCCGATTTCGGTCGGCGCGTTGTTCACGCCGTCCCAATAGAACTGGTCCCAAAAGAACGTGTCCCAATTGATCGAAGCGAGCGCGATCACAGCGTTCTGCGCCGGCGTTGGCGTAATGTCCGTGTTCGCCCAAGCGAGGTCGAAGGACATGAGATATTCGAGGTAGCCATCGCCCTTCACTTCCATGACTGCCTTGCGGAAGTGCTTGCGCATGCGCGGCGACTTGAACGCCGCGAATGCGAGGTTCATGTACGAAATGATCTGGCCACCGTCGAAGTTCGGGCCGCGCTCCAACTGGTAGACGTAGCCGTCATCAGAGCCGGCGTAAATCACTTCGTCGTTGTTGGCACGCTTGAGCGACGCGATGCAGCGCAGCGCGATGTTCAGGTTCACCACCGTCAGGCCAATGATCTTTCCGTTCAGGAACGTGGCATAGATGCCATAGCCATCCGAGAAGTAGATTCGATACTGGCTCTTCGCGCGCACGATGCAACTCGACACCACGCGCGAGTGCTCATTGACCACGAACGGGTTAATCGCCTGTGAGAGGGACGACATCAAGAAGTTGCCGTATGCGCCCGTGACCGCCAGATTCACCAGCCCGAGGTCCGACAGGTAGTACGGCTGATCCACCACCTGCACGCTGTCGCGCACCGCGCCGGACGTAGGCGAGTGCGTGGCCAGCGAGAAGTCTGCATTGCTGGAGCCATAGACCACGAACGTTTTGCTGTTCGTCGTCACCAGCATCGCATCGGTCGAAGTCGAAGAGCCCGCCGTTGCGCTGCCGCCGGTGTAGGAACGCAACGCCGTAATGTCGTCGCCCAGCGCCATTTCACCAGCGCCAACAACCGCGCTCCACGTGTATGGGTCGCCAATGGCCGAGTGCTGCAAACTGGCCGCGAACGAGAGCCAGAGGAAATTCTTGTGAAACTCGATGTGCTGGGGCACGTCGCTCGCCATGCCGGTGCTGATCTGCGTGAAGGTCGTACCGTCCCACGAGAACGCCTTGTTCGTCGCATCGCAGCCGAACATCTTCATCATCGCGGACGTGCCGCCGAAGTTCGCGTTCACGAATTCATACTTGCCACCGGGCAACAGCGTGGGCGTCGTCACCGTCACCCAACCGGCGATAGTCGATTTCCACATGACTGCGGCCGTACCGCCCACGTTGTTGCGGAAGGCGTAGACCACATCCATGTACATCCACACGCCCAAGACCGGGCCGGAACCCGGCACGCGCTGGATGTCGGCGCGGTAGATGTCGGCGGCCGCCTTCACCCACTGCGCATTGGCTTTCGCATTCGGCGCGCCGTTACGCGCTTCTGCGGCCGAGACATGCCCGACCACGCTCGCGCCGACTTTGATGTCCTCACCGGCGACAGCGAATGTCCCGGTCAGCTTCGTGATCGCGACGAACGTCGTTCCGGGAATCGTGGTCGTGTCGATCAGACACACGACACCGCTCGCGGCCGAGGTCGCGCCAGTGATGGTCTGCCCCACCGAGAGCATGCCGGTGAGCGTCGCGACGAACGACCAGTAGGTTTGCGCGGACGGGCTGGGGCGGCCGTCGAAGCGCTCATAGCCGTGGATGCGCGAGTATCCGCCCAGCACGTTGCACTCAAAGTTCAGCCCATCGCGCAGCGCGCCGGGGTCGATCATCAACGCGGGGGAAATCAGATCGAGCCCGCCCTTCAGCAGAAACGATTCGGTCTGCGTCGGCGGCATTTTCGGGATCGACGCGGCCATTAGAAGCCCCCATCGATCGTGATTGCCGGCAGTTGCGAGACTTCCAGCATCGTGCGCAGATGCGAGCCTTCGTTCACCGCGCGTTGATAAACTTCCGTGGCCGCGTCGTAGCCGGCGAACTTCTTCATCGCCTCGTACACCACGAGCTTGTGGAACTGCACCGGCATGGCCGGCGTGTCCGTGTCCGCCACGAGCTGCACCGGATCGGTCCAGTATTCACCGCTCACCGTGTAGACATCATCCGGCAGCGGCCCCAGCCAGATCGAGTCATCCGCGTCGAGCGCGAAGCGCTGCGGGCGCATCGCCGTCTGCTGGCCACGGATGTACGCTTCGCGGAAATCATCCCACGGCAGCGGATCGAAAATCATCTGGTCCGACAGGCCGAAGGTCGGGTTGTAAATCCAGAAGCTGTTTTGCTTCCACATGTCGAGATTGGCCACGCCCATCTCAGCGAGGGAATACTGCTGCTTGTTGGCTTGCGTGTTGAACGTGAACTTGGCGCGCAGGAATTTCCATTCTTGGCGGGACACTTGAATTTCGTTCCAGGCGTCCGCGATCCAGTTTTTCAGGCGCAGCATTTCGCCGTTCACGCTCTGAACCGTCACCAGCGGGGAGCCCGAGGCACCG